TCCAAGTTTTCAAACGCTAATAGACCTTCTAATACTGCCATAGTTACTACCTCTTTTTCTCTAGCTTAGTGAATGACCCTTATGTATAACTTTTGTAACTTGTTATAACTTAAGAATCGTTTGGTTAATACTATAATTATATATTAAATATTTTCCTTTAATACATAAGTATAGTATAACATGAATTAGGGCATAACCTCAATCATTCAAAGTTATACCCATTATTCATCAAATCAATACTACTGTTGCTCCTCCATATCCGCTAGGAATTCAAAGGGATTAACAATATCATCAAGAATCGTATGCATAGGGCTATCTATCTCCCTTGTTGCCTCATTGGATGCTGACAGGCAGTCTGAGCATAACTCAGAGTATTCCCCTGTCGCTCTGTCAATCCTTCTCATCTCAAACTCATTCATTATAACGTCACACGCTTTGCATCTACTCATGGCTAAAAGCCCTCTTATGTTGGTCTAAAAACTCTTTGGCTGTCAGGGTATTGTAGTAAGCCCTAACGCTATCCTCTGCGCGTTGGTGCGCCTCCTGTAATGTCATGGCTAACATTTCATAATCAACCATCTCATCAATTAATCGGGTAATGGGTCTAACATCGTTGTCGTTGCCTCCTTCATACCCTATTAAGCGTTCCTTTATCCTACTCATTATTAATTTCCTCCACCCTGTAGACATAACCAAAGGATATTACCAGTAGCGGTAACAGTATTATTGTACCACTAAAGGGCATAGCCTGTAAAGAATCAGGGTCATTATCACTAACCGTCCATACTGCCCTAGAATCCACGAACTCTATATCTATACCTGTTCCGTTGCGTGGTTCTATCGACAGCGTATTTTTACCTATTCGCCAGTTCATGCCTCCACCTCCTCATCTGGTATATAAAATATGATCTCAACTCGCGTACCATGTAGATCAACCATTTCCTCGCGGTAATTACACGCTACATTCTCAGGCATTTGTGAAAGCCAATGCGTGAATGCGCTATATTCGTAAAGGTCTTTGGTTTTCATAACTCCACCCCATAAACATTAGCCATAAATGAGACTGCTTTATCACGCATTAGCTTTTTAGTATGCTCTCTAAAGGGTTTAGAGTTATAGAGGTTTTCCAAAGCCTCCATGTGAATATTGCTTAAATGTTCCCTCCTTACCGTATGATAAAGCATATCCTGCGCGTAGGTTCTCTCCTCCCCTAAGCGAGACAGGGCGTCAAACTGTGCCAACACAATCTCTTTTTGTGTCAATCCTTCAATCTTCATTTTATAGACTCCAATAGTCAATAGTACCTAAAATTACATAACAAAGGCTCAACCCTGCTACACCTAACCAACATAACCGCTCATCATTATCATCATGATTCATCATGAAATTCCTCATTTTTTGTATCTTTCTCGACATCAATAATTAATTCACTGATATAAAGAGCATACAGTAGAATTAAACCCAATACAACACCTATTACATATGAAAACATACCTTAAAACCTCATATAATCAATTCTAAGCCTATTTCATGGGTCAGGCTATGCTACCCTACTAATAAACACTAGAAAGCCTTAGAATGTAAATTAAAGGCTTTGTGGTGTTTACTTTATCATCCGCATTCGTTTGATTAGATCATGGGCTTGTTCCTCGCTCATCTCATAATACTCTGCGAATCTAGCCACAGTTAGAAAATTATTAACCCAATCAAGGTACATATATTCATCGCTAAAATGCTCGTATGCTTTTTTCA